TTAGATACAGAACTGCTTAGGAGGAGAAATGCTGAGTATAAGAGTATTGTGAATGATATTAAGGCTGAATGTCTAACAGTAGGATTCAATCCAGCATCACCTAAGAGCATAGGTGTAGCACTATCTGAGCAGGGTATCATTACATCCTTCAATAGTAAGGGCAATATGAGGACAGGAGAAGAAGCACTACTACCACTGGTTGAGACCTCTGAGATAGCTGCACTTACATTGAAGTACAGAGAGAAGCATACATTATATGCTACCTTCATTAAACCATTCCTTGATAGAGAGAGAATCTATCCTGTGTATCATATAGTGAGGACTGGGAGGTTTGCAGGAAGTAAACCTAATCCACAGAATATACCAGAGGAGTTGAGAGACCAATATCTGCCTGATGAGGGAGAGATGTTTTGGGATGCAGATGCAAGTCAGATAGAGCCTCGTATTATGGCATGGTTGTCTGGAGATAAGAAGATGATGGGGGATTTAGCTACAGGGGACATCTACTTACCTATAGCACAAAGATACAACATTAAGAGGTACACTGCTAAACAGCTAGTATTAGCTTCATCTTATGGTGCAGGGGAGAGTAAGTTGGTGGAGACAAGTCATAGGAAGGGTGATAATATCAGCTATGAGGATGCTAAGGCATTGCTTCATGCTTATTATGATGACTACCATGAGTTCAGGGATTGGAAGGGAGAGAAGGAGAAGGAGGCTAGTAGAGATGGATATGTTACTACATGGATGGGGAGGAAGAGGACATTAGAAAGCATGTTGGAAGGAGAAGAAGAAGGGTATGAAGCTCTGCTTAAGGTAGTGAACTCTATTGTACAGGGTACAGCAGCAGAGATATTGAAGTTGGCTATGGTGAGATTAGCTGAGTACAAGATTATTACTACTATCCATGATGAGTTATTGTTATCTGTTACTGACTTCCCTGATGTGCATGTATTGGATGAGCTTTGTCCTATGATGTTGAAGTGGGATGTGAAGACAGGGAAAGATTGGCTTAATCTACAAAGCATTTGACTTGCATCACCTCATATGTTTATGTTATAATTATTATAGGGTATGTAGGAGGACTATTATGATAGATGAGGATTTAGTAGAGTTAGTGAAGTCAATAAAGAATAGATGTATTATATTTCTCAACATATACAACCTTCCTCTATGCACTACAGTAGATGTTGTGGATTCTACATGTCTATGTACACTCTTAGAGGACTTATATACTGATGCTCAAACTATAATACATGACTACTGCAAAGAGGAAGATGCACATTCCTGAGTGGTTTAAGTTCTTATTAGAGACAGGTACTTGTGTGCTCATATGTAGCACCATTTGTGCTTATTTAGACTGGAGGAGAGATAAGAAGAGATGGGGTTAAAGGAAGAACTTGTACTTATAACTAATATAAAGCAGAAGCAGTTCATCCAATACTTAGTAGCTGGAGTGAAGAAGGATGTAGCTATGAAGCTATGTAGAATCCCTGCTCCAACATTAAAGTATTGGTTACATGATAATGAGCAGTTTCACCAACTGGTGAACAGGGTTGAAGAATTGAAAGATGCCTACTTTGAAGAGGCATTTCAACTACTCAGGCATAAGAATAAAGTGATGGCATTGTTCCTAGAAGAAGAGTTGCTGAAGAAGATAAAGGAAGAGGTAGAGAGTGGAGAGTATAACCTAGTGAAGACACCATTAGCTAAGGAGGTGTATAATAAGGCGTTGGAAGAGGGGAAGGGAATAGCGATGCCTTCAGTTGGATGGATGCAATTTGTGCAAGGTAATGTTGCTAATGTGCTGCCCAAAGAAGCAGAGCAGATAGGAACAGTGAAGCAGTTACCTGTAGGGAGGGATGTTGCTGAGGACTTATAAACAGAAGGCTGCTGCAAGGCGTAATGTGAGACGTGCTCAACTATATCGTAAGGTGCTCTATAAGATATATGGTAGGAGAAAGAAGAGGCTAGGATGGAGATAGCAGATAGGATTGCATTTATAGAGAACTATCTCTTAATTGTAGATAAAGCTAGAAATGTAACTCCATTTAAGCTTAATGAAGTACAACGATACTACATGGAGCATAAGGGTAGAAGGTCACTCATAGTGAAGGCTAGACAATTAGGTTTGAGTTCTGTTATTCTTGCAGATATGTTTGCTGAAAGTATAACAGTACCCAACTCTACTTGCGTGGTGGTATCACATGAGCAACATGCTACAGAGAGACTACTCAGTAAGATACATTTCTACCATGAGACACTACAGACTCCTATTAAGCCTGAGATGGGGCATAAAAGCTCCTCAGAGATAACCTTCCCTGAGATAAATAGTAGTATTTATATAGGTACTGCAAGGAGTATGACATTCGGAAGAGGTGATACAATCAATAGATGTCATCTATCTGAGTTGGCTTTCTATGAGGATGCTGAGAGGATAGTCAATGCAGTGGAAGAAGCTGTCCCTATGGAGGGAGAGATAATAGGAGAGACAAGCCCTAATGGGGAGAATATGGTGTATGATATGTGGGGGAAGAGTAGAGAGGGAAGGAGCAGCTATAAGGCATTGTTCTTCCCTTGGTGGTTAGCAGGGGATTATAGATTACCATTAGGTTCTGATTATGCACTGGAAGCAGATAGAGGGAAGTTAATTTTAGCTCCAGATGAACAAGACCTCATGGATAAGTATGGTGTGAGTGAAGAGCAGTTGAGGTGGAGGAGGATGAAGATAGCTGATAAGGGGGGACTATTCTATCAGGAGTATCCTGAAGATGAGCTTAACTGTTTTATAGCTATAGGTGAACCTGTATTTGATTCATATATATTGGATACATTAGCCAAGCAGTGCTACCCTGGGAAGAATCACACTAATGGAGCACTGATATGGAAAGAACCAGAGAAGGGTAAGAAGTATGTCATTGGTGCTGATTGCAGTGCTGGAGCAGTATCCTATTCTGCTGCATCAGTGATAGATGAATACTATAATGTATGTGCTACATATAATAGAAAGGTAGACCCAACAATATTTGCACATGTGCTGATGGAGTTGGGTAAATACTATAATAATGCTGAGTTAGCTGTGGAGAGAAATGCGCAGGGATATGCAGTGTTAGCTGTGTTGGAGAAGGAACACTACCCCAACAAGTATTATCAAAGAGATTATACTACTGGTAAGCAGACTACAAAGGTAGGATGGTGGACAAGTGAACAAACTAAGTCATTTATGTTCTCTACCTTTAAGGATGTGCTACCCAGTTTGAAGATATGGGATGTGAATTTAGTTAGACAGGCAAGAGGATATAGATATGTTGGATTGAAGCCTATGCCTCAAACTTTTGATGACCTGCTCATTGCTACTATGATAGCTATAGCCAGTAAGAGGACTTCTTCTGGTAGTAGAGGTATCATAGGACACAGCCGAGGTTGGGATTAAAGGAGGAGATATGAGTAATTATATAAGTGTTGAGCCTATGTCACAAATAACAAAAGCAAACTTAGAGCTTTTAATTAGTGAACTTCAGGAGTTAAATCCAAATGAAGAAATAACTCTGTTACTAGACCTTTGGATTAAAGGTAATGATTTGCATCCTGAAAAGGTGATGATTAACAAAAAAGGAGATATATAATGGAAGAAAGAGAAGCATTAGCAGATATAGATAACTTGAGAAGAGCGTGGAATCCCCGTCTTGTGAAATTCAAAGAGTGGATGAAACTCTTGAAGCTCACAGATGAACTTCAACGCACTGGCATGGAGTCCATTGTGAGTAACTTCCCAAGGACATTCTACAACCTCTCTCACTACTTCCTCACTGCTGGGAATACACAGGACATTATTCCCTTAGCCAGTGATGACCCAATAGAGATGGATAAACAAGCTAAGTGTGAGAGAGCATGTCAATATATGTGGAAGAAGATAAATGAGAAGAGGATGGCAGGAGGATTACCTTCATTTGAGTCAGAGTTGAGCTTTGACTTACTGATACTGGGTTGGTATGCAGGACAGTCAGTGTATGATGAAGAGACACAGATGCTAGTACCTACACTATGGCATCCTGCACAAACATTCCCAAGGTATGAGGATGGAGAGTTGACTGCATGTGTACATGAATATACGCTTACTGCAAGGTCGCTGCTCAGGAAGGCTAAGAGGAATGGCTGGAGTTATGAAGCTAGAGGATTGGATAATATAGTTACATTGGATGACTATTATTATGTTGATGAGAATGGGGACTTAGTGAATAGGATATTTGCTGATAGAAAACCTATCACACCAGAGGAAGTAAGAGAGGATGTACTTCTCCTTGTTGCTCCTGTAGGTGGATTCCCAGAGGAGGGTGTGATTGAAGGTAGAGATGATTGGAAGGGACTTATAGGGCAGAGTATCTTAGAGACTAATGCTCCCACTATACAGAGTCATAACAGATGGTCTTCGTTTATGTTACAGATACTAAGGGATTCTGCTCAACCTAGATGGCAGGAAATATCCACAGGAGAGCCTAAAGTAGACCCAGATAAGTTGATGGATAGGGGATTTGTAGTTCACTTCCAACCAGGAGAGAGCTTAACTCCTATTGCATCTAATCCCATACCTATTGAAATGCAAAGCCTACTTATGTCTATGGATAGAGATTTGCAGAAGGGTGGATTCTCAGATATGCTATATGGGTTGATGGAGGGTAGGACATCAGGTTATGCAATGACACAGATTGTGAATACTGCTAATCAGATACTGCTACCCTATCAGGAAGCTAAGAACTTTGTCAGGTCACAGAATGATACATTCTGGTTGAATAAGCTGAAGGAAGGACATAAGAAGTTCCAGATAAAGGGTAGAACATTGGAAGAGTTGAGTTCTGATGAGATACCAGAGGATGTAACAGTTACAGTGTTTAGTGACCTTGCTACACCTAAAGATTGGTTGGAGAAGGCTACTGTAGCTAATTACCTGAAGGATATGTTGGATGAGGAGACTATATTGGAAGAGGTGCTTAAAGTACCTGACTTGCAGTTAGTTAATCGCAGGAAGCAACAGGATGCAGTTAGGAAGCATCCTATGACACAGAATATAACATTAGCTTCTGCTTATACTACATTTGCGAAGTATCTAGCCTATCGTGGAGATAGTGAGGGAGCAGCTAGATTTGAGAGGGCTGCACAGTCATTGGAAGCTCAGTTGAGTGCTCCTCCTGCTGGACAGGGTAAGCCACAGGAGATGAGTCAGATTATGTCAGAGAGAGAAGCAGGAGCTAGTCCAAGGAAGCCAGGAGTACCACCTTCAGTTGCTCCACCAGAGACAATGAGTATGAGGAGATAAAGTATGGCAGATAATGAGTTATTATATCCTTCTGTAGAGAAGCCCTTCTCACTACCATCCTATTTTAGTGAGCAAGAGGCTGAGATTCTATACCAGAAGCAGAATCTGTTAGCTCAACAGCAACAGACAGCACAGGGTTATGTTAATACTTGGGCAGAGAGACCTTGGTATGAGAAAGCAGTAAGGAATGTAGGTGCGTGGCTACCATTGGAGAAGTTGAGCATTGGTGGATTTAATCTTGGTTTAACTCCTCCTGAAACACAAGCCCTTGCTTTGAGTACATCTAGGGATGTGGATGAGTTGTTGAGGAAGCAGAGGGTTACTATACAGTCACAGCAGATTATCAATACTATTAACTTGTTTCATGCTGCTGGTATGCAGTTTGAGTCAGAAGGAGAGTTAGAGGGATTATTTGCACCTATCAGTGGGAAGGATTGGACACAGGGAGATAGAGATTGGATACTGAATTATGCAAGGAGTTCACTAACTTTTGGTGAGGGAGGAGAAGAACAGCTTCCTACTGGGTTCAGTCCAGAGGATTTACTTACTCCAACAAGAGAGGCAGTAACTTATCTTCCTCAAGCAGAGCAGAATCTTATAGCTTCTACTGTAGCCTTTTCTAAGGATATATCTGAGGTTGTTAGTGCATTACAAGAGATGTATGCACCAGTTATTCCTACTGAGGAAGAAGGGTTGAAGAAGCTACGAGAATATGTTGAACAAGCAAAGGAAATTTTAGGTCTCACATGGGATGATGATAAGTCAGTTGAAGATAACTATATAATGCTGCAAGATTACATGAATCAGGAGACTCCTCTTGACCAGATGAATTGG